GATAATCTAACAGATTGTATTCATAGTCATAAGAATGAAGAACGTATTTAACATTTTTCAGTAGATCAATGGCCATCATGAGTACTGAGTTATCAATCGCATCGTGGTTGCGCTTCATGACAGCAACTTGGGAAATCAACATTTTTTCTTGATCAGATAATTTCTGATTACCTGTTGAGATAATTCCTGCTGTACGTAAACGCTCAAGCAACGCAATTTCAAAAGTTTCTGCTGGTGTGACCTGATTTTTAGGCTTGTAATAAGCAGGTTTAACAGTACGCACTTCACCAGACTGTGTAGTGTCAAATGGTTTACCTGGTTGTTGTGGCGAGACTAATGGCGCTAGGTCGTGCTCAGCTGTTACTTCAGCAAGAGGTACATCATCACGATCAAAAACAGGACGATTTGGGAAAAGCTGATCTAATAACCATGTATCCATTGGACGATAGTTATTATGAATTAACGCAAGCTCACCCACATCAAGCAATTCAAGTGGGATGCCTTCAAGATTAAAAGACTGTGGCATGTTGTTTACACCTTCGAAAGTTCAATTTTGTTTTTAGTTGCTTTAGCACGTGCTGCATCATATTTAGCGGTAGTGAGTAAAGTCCCATTTAAAGACACAGCTTCAATATTGAAGACACCACCGAAATACATCGGGATTTCAATTCCGTTTGCTGCTTTGATTGTTGCTTCAGCCGCAGTGACATCCTGACCACAAATCACATCCCAAGTAGATTCGTCTGTAGCATGGGTCAGCACATTGGCAGCGGATAGTGTTAGCAAATCACCGTATTTATATGCTGTAGCAGTTGTTACTTTTGCATTAGCACGACGTAACTTTTCATTATCCAGAATCAGTCGTTGTGACGTGACCGTGATAGGCGGTACATAGTGAGTAACCATGGATTATTTCCCCTTTTGCTCTGCAAATGCTTGTGCACCAGCTGTGAATTTATGTTTATCGCCACCACCTTGATTACCGCCTTGGCCACCCTGACCACCTGTAGCCTGGTGTGTGAACAAATGATTAAGATGTGATGGAATTTGTTGCTGTTGCTGACCAGCTGATGGTTGATTACCTGCTGCGAATTGCGTTAATTGCTGAGACATGAATGCAAATGAAGTGTCATCCATATTGGTATAAGACGTCTTTTCTTCAGCGCTAAATTGCTTATTTAAAGATGTCTCAAGCGCTTTGATATCCCCTTCACGCTTGTCAGCTTTGAACTTTTTAAGTTCTTCCTGAGCATCATCACGCTCTTTTTCAGCTTGCTTCTGTGCGGCTTGCGCCTTTTCTAATTCGGTCACGTCTGTGTCCTCTGTGGGTTGGTTAGGGTTATGGCTTGCGGCTACTGCCATCGTGTTTTCATCTGCACCTAAGGCACAAAATGAAACTTCACGAATACGACCACCGCGGAATATCGTAATAGGTCCTTGAAGCGTCTTTCCGTTAACAATCACTGTTTGATCAGCTGCAACTTCTTCAGTCTTAGCAGGCTCAATACGGACAGACATCTGCCACGGAAATCCATCATCTGAGTCTTGTGCTACCTGAGTACCAAACTCATTGCTCATCAAGTCCCCATGTACAACCAACCCCTCTTGATGGCTAATCGTATGAGTATTGATTGCACCTGCCCGTTGGCGTGAGCTGTGTTCTAAAAGTGCTGGAATGCGACCCTTAATCTGCATACTATCCAAATCAAAAATCACTCGTGTCCAATACCAGTGATCTGTAATAACCTCACCGCTATAAGCCACTCCTGAGAAGGTGCGTTTCTTTTTACCTTCCTCAACAGGATCTACACTTAGGTCACCAAGCCGAAAGCAATAATGATCCTGCTTTTGTTCATCTGGCATTTTTCATGCTCCATAAAAAAACCGCCCATTAGGCGGCTTCAGTTAATTTTGACTCATGGTTTCTTTGGTGGTCGAGATAGAACGCAGCACATAGCTCGTACAAGATTATTCACTCTCGATGGGCTACCAATCACAACTACTTTTTTCTCGCAGCCACACGGCGAATAACCATTACCATTTCGACCATCCAAACCACGTCGACACGATTCACATTTTGCAGTCATTAATTCACCCTAAACTAAACACTGTCTGATTCGCCACAAAATAACGTGTAGCGTCCTCATTTGTGCGCTTCAGCACCAAGCCATTGTCATCAATACTAACAACCTCTAAATTAAGATCAGGTGCAAGTAAAGCACCATCAAGCCCACTAATTTTAGATAAATCGATTGCAACACCTTTGGCGTCCAAAATAGTGATGTTTTTCCCTGCATTTTGGGCGGTTTTAAACAAAGTTGGGGTGATAACACCAATGATGTTGCCTGGTGATAAATTCAACCCATCAAGCCCATGGATCGAATTGCCTGTAAGTTTGCTCTTGGTATTTTTAGCAATAGCAAAAACCCGATTAAAAGCACGCTGGATCTTATCTAAAATACGCTTGCCGATACTGCTGTCTTGGTCTTTCTGCAAAGCAGATGTTTTAACTAGATCAGTTAGTGAATTATCACTATCAGACAAACCAATAGTCATCACTAAATCGCTTGGCCGTACTTCCACCCCCTTACTCACCGTTTTAGACACAACATCCTCAAATAGATCGGGCTGAATATTGGGCATCGCTTTAACAATTGCATCATCCGCCTGCATATCAAGCTGTAATTCAAGTTGCTGTGCCTGCAGCAAGTCATATACAGGTTGATTCCCTATTTCTCGAATCATGCGACTTTCAAGAATCTTAAGCGCATGGCGATCATATTCACCAGGGTTAAAATTCCAACCCTTATCAATTATTGATACATCAGGCAATTGATCGTCAGGCGTAATGCCATAACGCAATGCTTGCTTCTCAGTAATTGCACGTACACCACAACGACAGCGATATCCATTTGGTGGGTAAAACGTTTTCCAAAAGGCGTCATCAATATGGCGAATAATACGATGCAATTTTAAATGCCCTGGTCTCGTGCGACTATCTTCAATCGCCCAGTACATCAAATACTGACGCTTTTCCTTATTCGATTGCTGATGTTGCCAACGCCCATGTGCATAAGCATTTTGGATATTAGTCCTAAAGATATTATCCAAATGATTTTTGGAGAGCTTATTATCACCAGCCTCAACCAAATTTTGGAAATCGTTAAACGTACCACCTTCCTTCAACGTTTTATGGACAGCATCAAGAACAGTTTGGATTTGATCAATCGTAGCCAATTGACTAACAGTTGCTGCATAACGTCGTGTGGCCACATCAAGTTTGTAATAATCACTAGGAAGTAAAACCTTTCGACTCCTAGCAAACTCGATAGCCTCAAGCAAAGAGATATCATCCATTACTTACCCTCTTTGCTATCCACAAACCCCATAACATCAGCTGTGAATAATGCACGATCCAAAGCCTCGTTAAATTGAGAACTTTCAGCATTTGTAAATAATGAAAATAATTTGTTCTGCATATCCTCAATACTTTCGCTACTTGCTGCGATCTGCACTATCTGATCATCACTGAGCAGTTGCATTGGTCGAACTGCAAGGCTATCCACCTCTTGCTGCTCAGGTGACTGTTTTTGCACTGATGCCTTAAAGCTGAATGCTTGATGAGGTAGTGCAGAGAATTTGGTGTTAGGGACTGCATCACTGGTATTCATCTTGAAATGCTCAGCCTTAATGCCGTATGTCTCAATCACATACTGGTCATTAAACTCAACACCTAAGCTTTTAAGCTTAATATCACGATCAACAACAGCGACTTTAAGATCCTGCTCTCCACCTAAGATAATTGTGTGCTTTTCAAAGTTATTAAGGAGACAGAGCGCATCTATGAGTTCTTGAATTGTAGGTGTGATCATACGCAAATCAGAATTACGCTTATCTAAGCGAACATCATTATGCACCTCACCTAAAGCCCTACTTCCACCCCCATCCGTACTACTGGTGAGCGTTTGACCTAAGACCACCTTTTGAATACGGCGAGTTAAAACATTGTCAAAGGCCTCAAATGCTGAGCTACCTGCACCTGAGAAGTTTGTACCAACAGTAGCTACATCATCCTCTTTATTAATTGAAATGACAGATTGCGCATGTGCATTAAGCAAAGCGGAAGTCATTGCATCAATATCTTCTTGCTTTCGATTTGAAGTACCCACTTTACCCACTAAAAGTGGAGATCCAAAGCGCTCTAAGAACTTAACCCAGAACTTTGTCGTATTGGTACGGAAGAACCATAACCAATAAAGCTTTGACAGCAATGGATCGCCATAAGGTTGTTTGAATGTAGGTTTTCGTCGCGTTAAAAAGAACTTAAGCGGATATCTCGAATTTACATCAATCTCAGTCTGTTCTTGACGGTATATGAGCTCACCGTTATTTTTTGGCTCAAACCACTCTAAAGGCTTAACCACAATCTCACCTAGAGTAAATTTATTATCACTGGTAAGTGCATAGTTAGCTTCCATAACAGAATAACCGTAAGGGCAAGCTTCCCATGCACCTGAGACGATCTCAGCATGCCAGCGAGTGAATAGCTCCTTTAAGAAAACCGTTTGCTCCCCGTGATCTTCAACAAATCGCCACGGCGCATTGAGAACTGCATCTAGACGCGTCTCCATGGCCTGCGCAATCTCATCATCTACCATAAGGACTGATAATCGTTGCCGGGTTAGCCCAGCCTGACGAAGTACTTCGTCAATATCAGCTTTGCGACCCAAAGTGAATGCAAGGTTCTCAACAGCAACCTCTGTCATCAAGCCCGCTGATTTAGGCTTTGTTTTCTTACTTTCTGACTTCTTTGCCATCTTAAAAACCTTTTAGAAACTTCGTGAACCTCCACCTCCTGGTCTTAATCGTGCAGGTGGTTTGATATCACTAAAACAGATCATGACGCTATCAGCCCGGTTAGGTGATAAGGCACCATCGGGTTGCTTATTTACGAGGATTTTGCCAGCACCGTTTTTACTGTAGGTCGGCTGTGATAACTCACGCTTGAGTTGCTCTAGTTCGCGCTTATCCAAATCTTCAGTCGACAGTGAGATAAGCGCATCAGGATCGTATTGCATACCTTGTAGTGCTCTGTACGTGTTCTGGAAGCGCATACGCAAACTCCACCACATTTGAGCTTTTAGGTTTGCGAAGAAATCGATATTCTTCCGAGCCTCTACCATCTCAAGTTCTGGGTTATGTACTGCACCCGAGCCCCTGAACGGATCTGCTTGGATCTGATCAATTCCTTTTGCGTTGTTCTGCTCATTAATAACTCGGGCATCGCCGCGAACTCCAGCTCCCAAACCATCAGCATCGTAGAAGAACAAATTCAGTTTTTGCTCTAAGCAAATATCGATTGCCTTTTGAGTGGTGCCAAAGATGTCATCGCCAATGCCTGACCAGGTATCCAAATACTGCAGAACAATGCCATGACGCGAGGCAAAGGAGTTCTTATCCTTACCCTCATCTGCCACATCAAGTGCACCATTACGCTCACCTGATGGCTGTATATCGAGTTTTATGTGCGAATCTATAGCTGCTTCAACCCATGCCGATGGAATCAACACACCTTCAACTGAAGCGGCATAGTCAATATCAACTTCTTGGGCTAATACAATGTCGTCAAGCGTCGCAATTTGCTTTTCATACCACGGATGAATCAACTTCCCATGGAGTGAGACAGTCCAGTTTTTATCTGGGTTGTCACGCCACGCCATCGTAAACACGGCATAACGACCGCTGAACCGATCTTGGTGAAACTTGTCACCAATACCGTTTGGCGTTGATCCCTTAATATGAACGTTTGTGTTCTGCGATATAGCTGCATCTACAGCTTCTTGACGCTCTACGAATGCCCATTCATCAAGAAAGTACATCGTGGTACGTCCACCACGACCAATATTATCTCCAGCCTCGCCCGTAACTGTTGCGCCATTATCAGGATTGATAATACGCATGTAGTTGTCGTGAACCTTTTCGACAAAACTTTTCGGCTTCATCCAATCAGGAAGTTTTGAGAACATATCTCGGAACTTATGCAACAGGGTTTTAGGATCGCCCTTCTTATCAACCAGATCCTCTTTACGACTACCCACACCGCCAGCAAAGCCCTCTACAAATAACCATCTATGTAAGTAGAAGCCCAGCACAACATAGCTCATACCTTCATCACGACTCTTCTCAATGAGGCCATGAGTTTGAGTGCTTTCCCGCTCAAGTAACCAGTCGACCAATTCAACTTGACCAGGGCGAAGTACAAACGGAATATTTGCCGGTAATCCAAAAGGCATCCCCCTTGGATCGTAGGTCCACACCCAATGATTAAACCAATGTGCTGGATCATTCTTACACTTATATATCTCAGCCTGAATGCTGAGCTCGCTTTGCTCAATTACTGCTCGGTAATAGTAACGTCTGGTCATCTCAGCAATGACTTCAGGCAAACGTGTGCTAATCGTCCACTCTTTGATGAGGGGCGCTATTTCTTCAATTGCGTAACTCATAATTTGCCATTAATTGCTAAGCGAGATAGCTCCTGCGCTGACATCCCAGCAAGCTGCTCAGGGGTATACATAGCGGGGCGCTGGCTGTGCTCTGTTTCAGTTTTAATCGCTCCACCATCTTTGCCCGTAATTTCCAACTTGCGCTCGTAGTGGCCTTTCACGATCTTCTGAATTTGATCAATCAGCTTAATCGACATCACCACATTGCCTTTCTTGGAAACCAAAAGGTCACTCAAGATTTGCAATTGAATAATGTCGTTTGCACCGATGATGTTGTAGATCGGCTGATCAATATATTTCTTCCGTGCTTCATGGAATAAATCCACTAATTCTTGCGATAGATCCGCACCTGCAGTCTTTGTTGGGTCATAGCATTCAACCTGTTGTCGAGACACATCAATCTTGAAATTTTCCTTGACAGCCTCTACTACGAGGGATGGTTCCATATACTGTGCAAGTGACCGAACAATAAAGATTTTTTCTGCTTTTTTAAGTCTTGCCATTTCTC